TTAATACCAACTGCGGTTTCGAATTTGTATCTATTAAGTTGAACATGACGAACAAACATGAGTAAATAACGCCTCATGACGAGGGTAAAGGGTAATGGGGAACCAGAGAAGAGTCTGACTCTCTTGTCAATAATCTTCTGGAAAGAAACTGGTTCATCCTTAAGGTGACAGGTAAAGACAGGGCGAGCGCGTGTATTGTTTAAATAACAATTCTCAATTCGCTCGCTTTCCTCCATGACCTCACTTGTAAAAGTGATGCCATCAGGATAGTCTTCCCTTACATCTTCAATCTGTAAGCTTCTCTTAGTACGATTATACGGAAATCCGGCGGAAGTACCACGCGGAACACCATCAACGTAAGTCGTGCCAGGTGAACCATTAATCGCAGTATACATGTCAAGAACATGAATTTTAACGTCTTTAACTTTCGTGACGTCTGCGATAAAACAATCCACACACTCTCGTAGGATATCCAAGTCTATGCTATTCGAGGTATCACTCATCAATTTAAGATTATGATGTCTCGGTTGCCAGCCTTTCATACATGGTGCTCCCTTAGTAGGAAGAATACCGAAATCGGCAAGAAATGGGGCCAGGAGAGTAGGAGCTACATGGGTTTTAGGCTCGAAGCGTTGTGAATCCAGAGATCCGAAGACCTCCATAGACGCTTCTCTGATAAATCGGAGAGGACTTTTAAAATGGAGTTCACGAATGCCGCACCCGTAAGAGCCATTACGCAAATTTACACTGCCATTTTGTATCATAAAAGGTGACACAGCAGGCAGACTACTTTGAAGGACAGGGATGGCATAGCACCGATCTTGTATATTGGTGTTTATAGCCATATGAATCCCAAGTATCATAGGACCTGACGCTGTCTCAGCTATCAAAAGTGCACCGCAATCACCACGCACAGGCGTGGGAGTAGCGATGTACTCGTAAACTGTATGCATCGGAGGTCCAGTGTACATTTCGCGCAAAGCGCCAGGGGAAGGGATGGATCGAATCACCCTTGCTTCCCTGACGAAAAGCTTTCCCTGGAGATCTCTTCCCAAGAGATAGCCACTGAAGGGCCCTTTAACAAAGTCTGTGTGAAACAGACCAGAAATGTCCTTCCTAGGTGGCAATCCTCTTAATCTTACAAAAGATAAATCACGGCCGTCTACTTCATCAACATCATTCCACGAAAACCGCAGAGATTTGTTTATGCTGACGCCCGACTCTGGAGGAGCTCCAAGAATTAGAAGTTCACGTTCAATCGGCTCTATTGCGTGCCTATTAAACATAAATTGGTGTCCCCTTATAGCAATCATGATACTGTGATCATCTGCGACCTTGCCACGAAAGTGGAAAATATTGGGAGAAACCAAATTAATGAACTCATCGCGTGTAAAACGCTTATAAGAAGACGACATACGCGGGACCTCTATGGAGGTCACCTCCTGAACGTCCCGTCGATAGTGGTTATGCAAAACCACATTATCAGGCTCTGGAGCCCGAGAAGTGGTGTTACCTTGAACCTCAATACTGTCATCCTCATCATCACTGTTGTCGTTATTGTCTTTACGCGAATACCAGTAGTAGCCTATTGTTGTTATTGCCACGAGAACCGATACTACGTAATAGCGACGACGTGATAAAATAGATCCGTTAAAAAGCTCATTCCACACTCTAATTCTTATCATTGTGTGAAAATAGAACCAATCTCGGCAATACAACAGCCTGCCTCGTA